CCAAAAAAGAAGCGTAAGCGAGTATCCAAGCGGATCTAAATAATGTTTATAAAGTATATAAACACTATTTGAATACAACAATATTATGACGGAGGACCAATCATCTCTAGATAAATCAATAAATGTTATAAGAACCATATATGATAAATATGCAAATGATGCCTATATGTTGAATCGAGTTCATACCTATATTACTGACCAATTGCCAACGATTCTTGAAAATATACAAAAGAATCATCAAGAGAGGCAACAACGTATTGAAGAATTAACGATCGAACAGGATATCTTTATTCAAACATTTTTGACAAACAATCAATATTTCTATATTCCGTCTACTGAAAATTATTTTTATTATGACGGCATGCATTATCATTTGTATAAAGAAGACGATATTATATATAATGTGCTTTCATCCATTAGTCGAGACCGGCAATTATTATCATGGAAACAAAAGACGAAAATATATATCATGAAACGCATCAAGGAAAACAGCTTGTTGAAATCTGTTCCAGAGTCGGTTACTATACAAAACGTATTGGATATATTGTATCCCACGTTGTTTTCAAAAAAAGCGGAAGCAAAATATTTCCTCACCATTTTAGGCGATAACATATTCAAAAAAAATACAGAAACTGTGCATTTTATTACCGCAAATGCCAAACGATTTTTACTCGAACTAAATAATATATGTCAAATGGTGATCGGTTCAAATTTATCCCAAACATTTCGTCATAAATATCACGAACATGATTATATTCAGTGTCGTCTCGTAAATATAAATGATTGTGTCAAAAATGAGAATGTATGGGGCGCGCTTTTACAAAATAATACATTGTTGGATATTATATGCGTGGCGTGCCATTATTCAATCCGTTATGGAAATTCAGACGATTATGTCATGAATTCTAGCAATGAGTCATCTCTTATAAATAAGGTGTTTTACTTGAAAAATATTCAACCAGAAAAGTTGGTTGAAAACTTTATCGGCGAATTTATACATGTTCATGAATCGAGGGATAATACGATCGAACACCAGATCTCATGGAAAAATATGCAATATTTATGGAAAAATTATTTGGATACTAAAAATTTACCAATGATTATGTTTCAAAATACATTGAAACAACTGTTGATTCAAAAGTTAGACCAACGATACATTGAAGTTACCGACATGTTTATTCTCGTTTCTAGTAAACGTCCAGAAATACAAAAATTCATCGCTTTTTGGGAGGATACTATACAATATGACGAATGTGAAAATTACATGGAATTTGAAATAGATGAAACATGTATATTATTCAAGAAATGGTGTTTACAGAAAAACGAGAGTTTATCGTGTATGAACGGTAAAGAAATACTAGGCCTAATTACGCATTATTATCCATATGCTGAAATAGAAAATGATAAATTTATTTATAAAATAACATCCTCTATGTGGGACAAACAACTGGATATACATGTTGCTTTGGAAAATATGAAGGAGAAATATAGGAGATCGGATACAAATGATCGGACTAGTTCACCAGCCCTAAATATTTCTATTTATGATGCATATGTAATGTATTGTAAGTATTTTTCGGGTGAATCAAATGTTCATTATCATATTGTGAGTAAATCTTATTTCGAAAAATACATATTTGAAAATTTAGGCGAATATGTAATTGATGATAAATTTATTTCGTGTGAGTGGATAAGGAACGGATAAGGAACTGATTACTAGGATCTGATTACTCATTATCTACAGAATTAGCTCGACTTGGAAATGACAATTCACTATTCGTGCTAGTGGTTGAATTACTGCGTCTAACCGCCTCTATGATTTCATCACTTTCTTTACTTATTGTTTTGAAAGAAAATGAATTTGACCTACTTCTATTATTATTTTTCATTACGGGATCATTCGCCACATTCATATGTTTTGTATATTTCAAATACGTATAATTCGCCGATGTTTCTTTATTTACCATATCTATATCTTCTAGATAATTTTCAAAACCATGCCCTCGCTTACAATCATATACATAATTCGCACAATCGTAACAATATCCTATGAAAATACTTTTTTTTGATCCATGTAAAACACATTTTTCACACATTTTTGGACCGGTGCCCGGAAACATGTTTTGGACCCAATCATATGGGAAAAATAAATAATATTTTTGTTTATCATATACATAGTAATCATCTTCTATCGTAGATAATTTGGGGTCATACATAATAATATACACGTATTAATTGTATATTATTTACAATAGATTATTTAATTTTGGTCGTTTTGGTTTTGATCGTTTTGATCGTGTTGATCATGTTGATCATGATCACTGTTTCCACCCTTTTTAGCGGTGCGTCTCTTCTTTACACTCTTCTTTACATAACCAAATTTTCCCTTTTTAGCAAAAAAACCAAACTTTTGTAAACGTTTTTCTTTTTTGGCAGTTTTGTGTTTACTTTCAGACACAATTCTACCCCACTTGTTCATCATTAAATGTGAACGAGTTAATCCACCTGTGGTTTTATATGCAGTGCCGTTCCATACTTGGGCCCTAGAACCAAATAATTCAGGAAATGATTTACCGTGAACGTGATATTTGCCATCTACTCCGCGAACAGGACGTTTCATACTTAATATATATATATAGTCCATATAAAAATATACCGCCCACCATTGATTTTTCCTAAATATTTAGCTATTCAGCTATTTCCACTAAATATTTAGCTATTTCCACTAAATATTCAGCTATTTCCACTAAATATTTAGCTATTTCCACTAAATATTTAGCTATACCATTTATTTACAGAACTACTTGGAACAGTGAGGGTCTTTGTAGTATTCACATAAGAAGCATATTTCATTCTTTTACTCATTTTAGGATCATTTGTAGACGTCGTTATTTGTGTATATTGAATTTTCATAGCAGATTGACACGCACAATATTTACCAATATCATTTATCATATTTGTTCGCATCTGTTTTCTATACTATATGAATATAAAATGCATTTGCAAAAAATTGATTGAAATCAATATACAAATGAGGGTAGCATAATTCCATATATTTTATTCAAAATGACTACCAACCTCGCCAAACAATATCAACAAAAAACTGACAAACAACACATTTTAGACAATCCCGATACCTATATCGGATCAGTCGAAAATGTCGACGCCGAAATGTGGGTATATGATGACGCAAGTCAAAAGATTTCCCTAAAACATATTGAATATATTCCCGGATTATACAAACTCTTTGATGAAGGTATCGTGAATTGTCGCGACCATGTGATTCGTATGATTCATTCTTCACTATTGGATAAAAAATTTGTTACCTATATTGATACCGAAATTGCTATGGATGGAACCATTACTATGACCAACGACGGTAACGGTATTGATATTGCTAAACATCCTGAAAATAATATGTGGATTCCGGAAATGATTTTCGGACATTTGCGTACTTCCACCAATTATGACAAGGAAGAAAAAAAGATTGTCGGCGGTAAAAACGGTTTTGGATTCAAATTAGTTTTAATATGGTCAACCTATGGTCGCATTGAAACAATTGACCATACTCGCGGTCTAAAATATGTGCAAGAATTTCACAGTAATTTGGATAAAATATCGCCACCGGTTATTACGAAAACGACTTCTTCTAAAACTTATACTAAAGTATCGTTCAAGCCTGATTATCGTAGATTAGGTATCAACGGTCTTACGCCAGATATGTTGTCGTTGTTGAAGAAACGCATATATGATATTGGCGCGGTAACCGATCATTCAGTAAAAAAAGTAAAAATCCAATACAATGGCCAAACTATACCGGTGAAAAATTTCCAACAATATATCGATTTGTATATTGGTGGAAAAGACGAGTCGAAACGCGTATATGAAATGCCGGACGAACGATGGGAATATGCTGTAGCACTTTCACCCACCCAAGAATTCGTTCAGGTATCATTTGTCAATGGCATTTGCACATTCAAGGGTGGCAAACATGTCGATTATATTAGTGGACAAATTATACGTAAATTGTGTGATTATATCGAGAAAAAGAAAAAGATCAAGGTGAATGCAAATTCCATCAAGGAACAACTCATCATATTCTTACGATGCGATGTAGAAAATCCATCTTTCGACAGTCAAACCAAAGATTTCATGAATACCCCTTCCGCCAAATTCGGATCGACTTGCCAAGTGAGCGATGCATTCATCGAAAAAGTAGCTAAAATGGGTGTCATGGATACCGCATGTTCTTTGACCGAAGCAAAGGAAAATAAGTTGGCGAAGAAAACCGATGGATCGAAGACGAAAACGATTCGCGGTATTGCAAATTTCATTGACGCAAATTATAGTGGAACAGCGCAATCTAAAGATTGTATCCTCATTTTGTGCGAGGGGTTGAGTGCTATGTCGGGTATCGTTTCGGGATTATCGGCGGATGACCGTAATACAATTGGTATTTATCCATTGAAAGGAAAATTGCTAAATGTTCGGGGGGAACAAGTGAAGAAAATCTCGGAAAACAAAGAAATTACTGATATCAAGAAAATTTTGGGTTTAGAAACCGGTCGTGAATACAAAACAATCAACGATGTATTCCAACACTTGCGATATGGTAAAATTATGATTATGACCGATCAGGATTTGGACGGTTCACACATAAAGGGATTGTGTATTAATCTGTTTCATAGTGAATGGGCGTCACTTATTCACATCCCCGGATTTATCTCATTTATGAATACGCCGATTTTGCGTGCGAAAAAAGGGGCTCAAGTGGTCGTCTTCTACAATGAAGGTGAATACCAATTATGGAAACAAAATATGGGCGGAAATAGTGATGGGTGGACCATCAAGTATTTTAAGGGTTTGGGCACATCAACATCCGCCGAATTCAAAGAATATTTCGCCAATAAAAAGATTGTAAATTTTGTATATAACGGCCAAATGAGTGATGACAATATCGACAAAATCTTCAACAAAAAACGAGCAGATGATCGTAAAACGTGGTTAGAAAATTATGAGAAAGATGCCTATTTAGACACATCAGTGCCTATGGTAAAATACGAGGATTTTATGAACCGAGAAATGATTCATTTCAGCACGTATGATTGTGCACGTTCGATACCAAACATGATGGACGGTTTGAAGATATCTCTTCGAAAAATATTGTATTCTGCGTTCAAACGCAAACTTACCAGCGAAATCAAAGTCGCACAATTTTCCGGATATGTCTCGGAACATAGCGCGTATCACCACGGCGAGGCCAGTTTGAATGGAGCCATCGTAAACATGGCCCAAACATTTGTGGGATCAAACAATATCAACTTGCTAGAACCAAATGGTCAATTTGGAACACGTTTACAGGGTGGCGATGACAGTGCATCAGAAAGATATATATTCACTCAATTAAATCCATTGACGCGTAAAATATTTCCGGAAGCGGATGATGCAGTATTGAAATATATTAACGATGACGGCACAATTGTCGAGCCCGAATTTTACGCACCGATTATTCCATTCACCCTGATCAATGGTATTTCAGGTATTGGAACCGGTTTCTCTTGCAGTATTCCGGCCTACAATCCAATGGATGCGGTTCGGTATTTGAAATCAAAATTGACAGCAACTGCGTATGGTGGCGGCGAATTCATTCCGTATTACGAGGGTTTCAACGGAACGATTCGAAAAATAGCTGAACAAAAATATTTGGTAAAAGGTGTATATGAAAAGATTGGCGAAGATAAAATCCGCATTACCGAATTACCCGTTGGCACATGGACCATGCCATATATTACATTATTGGAAGGATTTATGGACGGGGGAACAGATAAAGCCGGCAAGAAAATACCACCAACAATTAAAGATTTTACGTCGATATGCACTGAAGTAGCAGTAGACATTACCGTTGTATTTCCAAAGGGTAAATTAGCGGAACTAGAATCGGCAGTGGATTCTTTGACCGGTGTAAATGATTTGGAAAAGATGATGAAATTGACGACCACCTTAAGTATTACGAATATGCATATGTTTACACACGATTTCAAACTGAAAAAATATGCTAAAATCGAGGATATCATCGATGATTTCTATGGCGTTCGATTGACGATTTATGGAAAACGCAAGGAGGCATTGATGAAGGAAATGCAGAAGAAACTGGTGAAGTTGTCGAATCGTGCAAGATATATTTTGG